TTATTTTACAATATTTACTGCTTGAGGGCCACGTTGACCTTCTTCAATATCATAAGTAACTGCTTGGCCTTCATCTAAAGACTTGAAGCCTTCTCCCTGGATCGCTGAGAAATGTGCAAATACGTCATTTCCATCTTCTCCAGTGATAAATCCAAAACCTTTGTCTGAGTTAAACCATTTTACTGTACCGTTATTCATATATATTTCCTCCTGATACGTATATAATACGTGTTTTATTGCAATTAATATTACTTGGTAAAAGGAGTTTTTATAGTGTGAATATATCGCTCAGATTACGTTTCAAATTAGATTACTTATTTACTATAACATGGATGTAATGCTAACACAAGGATAAATATTCAATATGCGGTTTAATACAAAGAAGTAGGGTTAACATTTAAAAGAGTTAATAGCAGAACAAAAAAAGTTGTCAATATATAAAGCGAACCTATTTAGCTCAACGCAGCACTGCTCGTGGTTTTATTAGAAACAAGGCTACTCTTGAGGATTTGGAAGAATTAAAGAAGCTAATTGAAGATAGAGAAAAACTTGTGATTAATTTGGGAAATAATATCAAGAAAAATAAAATATAATAAAGAAGGAGTTTTCACATTATTTCTCTTTACTTTTAATATATTCGCTTGATATACTTAGGTTGTAGAAAAGTTAACTATTGACTTTAAACTAACATTATTATAAAATGTTAGAATTTTATTTTAGAATGGAGGAAGAGGAAATGCCTATGAGGGATTTAGCTGATCATGTAATTGCTCGTGCTCAACGTGTTGGCAAAGGCATAACAAATCTACAATTACAAAAAGTACTCTACTTCACATTGATTGATGGTATTAAACAGAAAATTATAAATGAAGACTGGTTACAAGAACAGTATAATTCAGAATTCTTTGTTTGGAGATACGGCCCTGTTGTGAAAGATATTTATGAAGATTATAGTATATATGGCGCATCTAAAATATTCGAACGAAAAAATGAGAATGACAGTTATACTTTTTTAAATAAAATCATTGATGCCCGTTTAAAAGAAAATGTTTTTGATTTAGTAGATGAAAGTCATTCCCACGCGCACTGGGAAAATAATAAAGAACATATTGTCTACGGACGTAGCAACATATCATACACTGTGGAGGATTTGTTAAATGCAGCAAATGAACGATGAACTACTTGATGAAAATGAAATACAAAAATTAGAGCAGAGTTACATTTATAGTGATTCTGCTTCTTTTGTTTCAACACTACAAGATATTTACACAAATTATGTTGAATATAAATATGTTGAACCAAATAATTTGACAACTGATTTCGAGAAACTATATTCATTAGCTAGTGAAATAAATCCTGCAGCTTTACCCTATGCGCAATTAACCACACTTATTTTTAAAGATGATGTTGATAATGAAGCTACAGCTGTTTTCATCACACTACTCGAAAGGTTTTATATAGATAAATTTATCTCTAAAAAAGAAAATGGAAGTTTAAAAAAATCTGATCAAAATGCTATTTCAGCTTTGGCTAAAACAAAAGAACACCTTAGCCTAGCTTTGAATCAAAAAAACAGCCTTTATAGCGAACAAAAAGAAAAATTAAGAACGCTCGAGAGTGGACTGGACTCTGAGCAAAAAATTTTAGAAGCATTAAAAAATGATAACTCCAGTTATGAGAAAAAAATCGATTTACTTACTACATCTACAAAAGAATTGACAGATGAACTCAATGAGGCACAAAAATTAGCACAGGAAAATCAAGAAAAATATAATCAAATGACAATTGATTTTCTTAGCATGATGGGAATATTTTCAACAATTATATTTGCTGTTTTTGGTGGATTATCACAAATTGGCGCTATTGGTGATAATCTAGCGGAAACTCCTATCTCTAAAATTCTCATGTATGTTTCTTTGTCGTCAATCACTTTAATATTGATTGTATTTATTTCTTTTAACGCCATCTCTAAACTGACGGGACTAAAATTAAAAAGTTGTACTTGTAAAAAAGAAGAAGAATGCCAATGCACGCTTAGACAGAAACACCCTACTCTTTCCTTTAGTTTGTTCTTTTTTGTAGATTTATTTTTATTTTCGCTAGTTTTAAAAGCAGTGAGATATTCTGATTGGGTAAATCCTTTTAAGGATATGTTTATTTTAAAAGCTGACAATATTATGAAATTTCTTATTTTTGGTATTTTCATTATTTTTAACTTTCTTGTGTTACTAAAACTTCTTTGGCCTAAAATTAAATGTTTGGGATGGATAAAGTTTATATAATTTATGTACCGCCCCTCATCGAGGGGCTATTTTTATCGTTGTGAAATATTCAAGTACCATCGTTTGTCATGGAAATCTTGCGCTCCGCCTTGCGTGTTACCTTTCGGATCGTTCGTTGCACGCATCATAACATATACTTTCTTGTTAGGAAAATTACGCATATTGAAAGAAACATGATAGCCAACATTACCATAAGTGCCGTAGGGTTGGTTTACGTCTGGGCGTGAAACACCATTAGCATTTACTCGCACTAACTCTTTGCCAGTGTTGTAATCCATAATAAAGATATACTCATACTTATAGTTAGCAATGTGCCATCCAGCAACATGCAAGTTTGCGTTTTCGATTTCCCCAAACTGATCAATGTGGGCGTAATTTGTTCCATCTGTCAGCGTAGGATTTGCTGCACCTGCTCTAGTTGGATCAATGACTGGTTTATCATCTGAAGTTGTCGGATTTTCATCGGTAAATCCATGAGCTAAATCATATGCTAATTTTTCTTTACTTACGCCCATTTCAGAAAGATAACCGTAAGGATCTGTATGATCGCCCCAAATATTTTGCGTTACCCATAAATGCGATTTGATTCCTGGTTGGTTATAAGGCGTGTCCAATGTTAATGGAATACCATATTTCATTGCTGAATCTCTAGCCAATTCAACATATGCTTTATAGTTCTTTTCAAAAGTTGCTTTATCGTGCGTGTGTTGTAACTCAATCTGCACAGGACTGTTGGCATTAGCATATGAACCAGCCCCATACTGCACATAACCAGGTTGTCCGACTTGATAAACAATTCCACCGTCTCCCACAATGTAAGCAGTGTAAGCACTAGTCCATGAACGTTGCATATACTGCGCTTCATTTCGTCCTGTCGCAGTTTCGTTTGCTGTTTCATGCAATAGAATATATTGGTTATTTGCTACTTGTGAGCTACCTTCGTTTGGGTCCAAATTAAATTCATTGTTAATCGTATAGGCAAACCCATTAATCGGCAATAAAAAAAGAGCCGTTAATAGGCTCATCGCAGTAATAGTAATTTTCTTTTTCATTTGTTTCCTCCTTCTTCGCTTTCAGCCGAGAACATTTTGTAGGTTCGATTTGATACACCCAACACACTCCCTAAAAACGTGCCAAAACCAGTAATGATGACAACACAGATATCTGTGTACTGCCAATTGAGCGCTTTACCAACTAACCCCACGAAAGTAGCTAGTGCGGGAATAATTACCAGTGCGAACCATTTTAGTACTTCGAACGTTTTATTATTCATTTTCTTCTCTCCCCAAACAAAGTTTTGATTTGTTGCGTGTGTTCCACTAATTTTTCTGCATGCTTATCTAATCTTTCATCGTGACTTTTCAGTTCTTCGTGTATCGTAAGTCGATCATTTTTGCTGGCTTCTAAATCTTTTGTTAGCAAATCTAAATTGTGGCTTACTTTTGAAAGAGTCTCAGTAATCTTCGAGAAAGATGCAGTAATTGGTTTTATTACTAATAAAATCAAAGAAACAATCGCAGTAATTGATCCTGCGATTGTTCCCCATTCTCCTAAATTAATCATGTGACAACTCCTTTACCTTAAATAAAAACGCATCACTTAAGATGCGCTCTTATCTTTATTAATGATTTTATCTGCTTCTTCGTCTGTAATGCATAGTGGAACGAATAGTCGAACTTGATCGTCAGTAAAACAGCCCCAATCATACATCATTTTCACATCGCTAAAACTAAACACACTACTCACCTCCCTTTGAAGCTGGATTTAGTTGCTCTTTAATTTCTGAAATGTCTTTGCTATTTTGTAACGAAGCAAGCATCATTTTTGAATTGATTTGTGCTAAACTATCCGCTTTTTCTTTCAATGCAGTATTTTCCTGTTTAATTGCTACATTGTTTAGCATGAGTTTGGCGTTGAGCTGTTTTAAATCGCCGTTCTCATTTTCTAACGACTCATACATCGCTTTGAGATTGTTTAAATCGTTGTGATCTAGTACATTCACTAAAACAATCCATTGGTTCAGTTTAGGATCAAACATCTGATCAGCAATCGTTAGCGGTTCGCCATCAGTACGTAATCCTTCGAGCGGTGGCTGATCCGTGTAAGGAATGGATACAAGCATGTCGTCCAATACTTTTCCTGCGTACTCTCCGCCAGTACGTCCATATTTCCAAATGTTTTTCATTTATTTCACTCCTTTAATCTAAGATTCTATTTCCATAATGTGCAGCGTGTTTATTTGAGAAAAATCTAACTTCTTACCATCCTGAGTTTCAAAAGTGATATTGAAGTACTCTCCTTTTTTCAACGCGAAAATTCTACTAAAGTGAAGCCCATGCTTCCATTGCAATGCAGTTCCATTTATACCAACACCACCTGCGAAACCAATAGAACTAGTTTGAGCATCGTCTTTATAAAAAGTAATATAACCATACTGGCCAGCTGTTGATCCGCCAAACTGATATCTAACTAGCCCTTCTACCAACAAAGTACAGTCTCGATTAGCTGTGGCTTGCCAATTTCCAGAATTCCAAGTCAACGGATTCTCTTTCATGAATCGATTCAATTTTTCTCCAATGGTGGTTGCTACTGGTCCAATAATTAACCGAGCTTTATTAGAAATTCCAGTTTGTTCAGTTCCTGTTGAATGCCACGCTTCATAAGGCAACGGCTTTTCTTCTACCAGTACATTTTTTCCATTAACTAGAGGGGTTTCTAAAAAGTTCTTAGTTCCATCTACAGATTGTGGCTCAGTTAAGCTCACAGAATCATTCAAGCCTTTTTCAGTATATTCAGGTGTGATATCCCAACTGTAATCATTCGGATTGTTACTGTCTTTCAAGCCTTCACCGAAGTATTTAAACTGACTAATATTCGGGGTTCGAGTGTTGCCTTTTTCGATCTTGAGCCAGTCAATTTGACATGCGCCAACAGTTACCTTTGGTTGTTGGTAAATAGTCAAACTCGACGGATACGGTTCATAAATTTCCGAGACTGTAAATGTTAATTGCCAGACATCAATTAAACCTTCTACAGGTATCATGTCGCCGTATTTAACCATTCCGTAGTTATATACTCTAAATGATTGTGTTGCTGGTTTAGTAGCTTTTATTGTAAGTGTATATGTTTCACCTATAATAAATGGTTCTTCCATGTCGCCCATATAAATTTGATTGCTACTAGTTTTAATTGGAAAGGTTTTTGTTGGGTCAGCAATGTTAGGCTGTACGGGAACGTAACCAAGCTCGTATGGTTCAGCTAATAAGTTAGGTTTCCAAGCTGGCGCTTGGGAACTGGTTTGGTCTCCTTCTTGAATCATCATATCATAACGAATGTATAATTTACCTTTACTATTAGCTGTTTGATATAGTTGTAAATATACATAGTCACCGTCTTCTTGGTTTGCTGGTACAGTAAATACTTTAGACACTCGTTTCCATTGGTTACGCATTTCAGCGCTAGGGTTTATATATACTAGTCTATCTGTACTGGCTAGTGTCTCTCCGTATTTACCTGTATATATTGAATAATGTAACACTGTACTTGCAAAGTTGTTATTCTCAGCAAACTCATCATCAACCATCATACTAACACTTAGTGTATATGTTTTACCTTTAGTTAAACGTGTTACAAACGGTACAAAACAATTTCTAGCTGTTCCAGCTGCTGACTCGTCATTAGTGTCAAGTACAAAGTAGTCACCATAGTCTTTAATATATGGTAGTGGTGGTGACAATAAAGAAGTACTTTTACTTAATTTAGAATAATCTAATGTGTGTAAAAGGTTAGGCGATGTTGAATAATCATAGCCCCCGAAGTCGATGCTGTTACTGTACATCTTTTTCAGCTTGCCGAGATCGCCGATTTGCTGATTGGTTTGATCAATACGATCATTCGCTTTATCAATATTAGTATTGAGAGTTGCGACATCTTGGTTAGCTTTCGTGATTTTGTCGTTTGTGTCTTTTAATTTCGCATCAATCTGCGTTTCGGATTCCGCAATTTTCTGTTCAATCTCTTGCTTTCCATCAGCTAGAATTTTTTCGATTTTATCAATGGTCTGACTGAAACCATTGAAATAATAATCTTCTAGTTCTGGCGTACTATCATCGATTGGACTGCGTTTGATATAAAAAGTAAAACGACCAGCTGTATCTAACGAGCGGTCGTTTGGAAAATCAATATATACGCTACCTTCTACTTTACCGACATATCCTAAAATATTATCTTCTAATACGATAAATACAATACCATTCACAGGATCTTCTACCGTAGCTAGATAGTCATGTTTACCATAACCACCTTCTGCCGTTGCAGATTTGAACATCAAGCGAATCGGAACAGTTGTCCCTTCGGGTAAGCTTTGAGGGATGCCGTTTTTCCGAACTAACTTCATTCGAAGCTTAGCTGTTCCTCGATCATGCGACCAAAAAACAACATTCGTCCTGTTTGGACTAGTGGCTTCTGCTTGAATCACAATGATCGATTCATTTGTTTTATAAACCATTAACTTAACACCTGCCCTTTGGATATAATTAGCCCATTGCCACTGATGCTTGTTGGTGTAGTTGCAAATGCTGTGGAAGCCGTACCTCTAACTGTAGCATCTTCACATTTAATACCGATGTTATTTCCTGAACCAGTTAGACCTGCTAATGCTTCTGACATAAGCCTTACACGCAAAGCGACATCTTGATTAATAAATGTAGTATTACCATACATGTTTAATTTCGATACGCCACCAACATAAATTGCATTGTATCCCAAAGATTTTGTATTCTCAGAAAATTTACATTTATTTATCGCCATATAGCCAGATTGCTCGTTCATGATTCCGTAGCGGTTACCACTTGGATCTATCGGAGCGTTTACAGTATCAACTATTTGAATACCAGAAATCTGTGTGTAACCTACACACGTGGTTGTCGCTAAACTCCTTACTCTTACTGGCAAATCTGAAGTTAAGGGGTTTATATTACTTATATCATTTATTGGTTTAATCATTAAGGAACGATAAGACAGCCCATTAATTACCACGTCTTCCAAATAAGCACCATCATCAATCCAAATAGTGATCGGAGCAGTAGTTATCAACGGAATGGTATTCACAGCCGTTTGGATAGTAGCATAGGGTTTTTCTTCTGTGCCATCACCAGTTTGGTCACTTCCGTTTTTCGAAACATAAATATCGATCGGTTCGTTATATCCGCCGATAATTTGTTGGACAGAGCTATTCAGCTGGTCTAACTCTTCTTTTTGATTGGATGCATCATTTGAAAGCTGACTGATTTCTTCGTCCGATTGATCTTCATGCGCTTTTAAACGAGCTTGTAGTGTTTCAAAGGTTTCTCCTCTATTGTTTACTCTCGCATCCACTACTTCGTTAGGAGAATCACCGCCTGAATGAAGCACGAGATTATCAATACGACTATTCGTTGATTTGTCTTGATCAGACAATTTCTTTTCAAGATCATTGAGGTAGTCAATGTTTTGATTAAATTTCTCTTTCCATTCTGCAGAAATACGATTACTAATTAATTTTAATAATCCCATCAAACCACTCCTTTCTTCGTCATTTCAGCAAGTATCGCTGTCATTGTTTTCTTTGTGTTGCTTAATGTGATTTCTGGCGGCTTATTTGGTATCGCTGGATACGTCTTGATTCCTACCACTTGAATATAGGTATTGACACCTAACGGCTCATAGACAAACGCCACGTAATCGCCCTTATTAGGCTCTACACGCCATTTCATAGTAACTGTGCCAGTGATTGTTGGATAGTCTTGCAAGTCTTGTTTCAAACGTTCTAGCATGTTCCCTGAAACGGTGTAACGATCATCACTAACTGGACTTTGGACACGTATACCCCATTTTTCCGACTGCTTACTTGTATATGTGATTGGCGTGAAGTAGTAAGTGTCGTCTTCTTTTTTCTTGCCAAATCCTTTTATCTGTGTTTTCAAATTCAAAGTATCAATATCAAATTTCACAGAATCGGTATTGTATTTGTAGCGTATTTGTTCTTCAGTTTTTTTACCATATTCTGAACGAGGGAAGAAAGTAAGGTTTTTGTTGTCCGGAATCACTATCGCATCATAGTCTTTCAAAATTTCTTCAACCAGTTTCAAATAGTTCCCATTCCCGAAGTTTTCTTGTTCAACTGGCAAAAACTTCTTGTTCGGATCTACAACATTCCATGTAAATCCACGGTTATCAGGTTTGAAAACATGCGCTAGCAGTTGGTTGATAGAGCGTGTTCCTGTGATTGTGTCGTACTGAAAGCCATCTTGCATGGTGTAGTAAATGTGCGTGGCTGTAACTGTTTTTGTGATTGCTGCCCCTTCGGCAGAAACGCCCATTTGTTTTACGATAAACTCTTGTCCATTGAAAAATACTGAATTTTCGTAATCGACTAAATCAAAAGCCAATTCATTGAATTTTGTTTTGACAATAGTGAACGAAATTTCCCACGTTTCGTTCTCTTGCCAATTTTCAGTAAATGTACTTTTATCGTATTCAGTCAATATTTCTTTTTTTGTTTTCTGGTAGTTTTGGATAAAAATATCTTTCAAATTCTCACCTACTTATACAAAAAATTGAAGTCCCATTTTGACTCCGCTCTAGTAACATTTTGTATTTCAATTTCATTCGTTCCAACCGCTAACGTTATCAAACCTAAATTCGTGTCAATTCCGCAATTTACACCGTTCAACTTCGGATAAACACGGTCTAAAGTCAAAATTTGGCCTAGCAACGTAGAAAACTCCGGATAGTAGATGAATCGTTCCCCTGTCGTTTTGTTGAAAATAGTCACGTTGCCTTCTGATTCACCTTCCAAAGTGATTTTTAGAGCATGTTCACGTGGATCAATAGCAAAATCGCCAGCATTATAAATAATAAAATTACTGGTTCGGTGCGTATACTTATAATCTTCCGCAACTAGACCTTGTGAAAATTGCCATTCATTAGACAGTGAAAAATCCGATAACGTGGAAGCCATCGATTCGGAACAACCTCTAAAAACAGTGAAAGTCGCCTTGTAAGTTGCATATCTTAGACCAACTTCATTCACTTCTACTGAGTTAGGACGGACAAAGTATTTTTTGCCCGGTTCTCTATCTGTAAAAACATAATATCCTTCGTCATCGAATAGAAACGCATATAATTCAGTTTCTTTTAGTTGATAGTCATACATATTTTTGAATTCAGCATAAAATTCCACTTCGATAGTGAACGATTTGAAACTTTTTTCGACTTCTCTCGAACCGTTTGACCCTGAAAATTCTTGGTATTCTACATTTAGTTGTGGTGCTTTTCGTGCAAAAGAAATACACTCTATGCCCAATTTTTCTTTTAGAGATACTATCTCTTGATTTTTTATGAAGCGAAAATCGATTAAATAGCCATTCACTTTATCCCTCCTAACCTGTTGTATATAGCGAACGTTTCAACTGGTTACCTAAGTATCCGTTTGTATTGTCTGCAATTGCTTTACCATCAAGTTTGACACTTGTGTCTTTTGCTAAAAGTTTAGATAGCAAGTTATTCTGCTGAATCATCAGTGAAACTAATGTTTCTAACGTTCCGCTCGAATCGCTACTATTATTTACACTTTTTGGTTTTACTCCTAACTTATCTTGAGCAATCGAAAGCAACTGCATCGCTCTTGATCGTTTAGCCTTATCTAACGGAATAATAATTTCTGGCTTGTTTCCTTCTGCGATTTCCGCAATTTGATGTTGGTTTACAATTCCACCGTTTGCGTAACCATGACCACGCCCAATCACACCTAACATATCCGAACCATAGCGTTTTTTAGCGTAGTTGATAGCTGCTAAGATATTATCGAAACCGCTCATTATATTGCCGTATCCTGGAAAAGCATTCGCAGCAAATGTTCCCGGTTTTGTTTGGAGCAATCCAGTAGCATTACCGTCTGCTAAGCCGTCATTTCCACCAATGGCAAGCGGATTGCCACCTGATTCTGTTTGGATTTGTCGCATCCACGCATCAACATAAGCGGATAAGGTTGGTAAGTTATTCATTTTCAAAGCACGTTTTACATATGGCCGCCAGCGTTCTACGCCACTCCCACCAACGCTATCGCCACCGCTAACAAGTCCGCCCTGCGGATCTCTTACACCGTTTAAATGCACGTGGTCGTAGTGGTCACCATCAGGCCATGTCCGCCAATCATCATGCACACCTGTACCTGATTGTCCTGAACGGTCACGAACCTTGCCATTTGTGATAACATAGCCGATTTTGTTTGCAAACTTCTCAAATGCGTAATTGGCTGCTTCTGTATATCTAGGGGAACCATTCACGACTCCCGGTAGCGCAATATCAATTGCGTTGTGCTTTCCGTGTGAGTATGGATCGCCTTCACGATAACCTGATGTTACTTGAAAGCCTGGAAACTTCTTCATTACTGCAACTGCAACGTCCGCCAAATATTTGTAAACGCCTTGCATGCCCATTGAAGTGTCTAAACTGCCACTGCTGAATAGTTCTGTGATTTTGTTCGTCAATGCTTCGGTAGCCTTGCTTAGAATACCTTTACCAACATCTAAAGGATATTTGACAAGCCCTTCCAGTACGCCAAGACCATTTAACACTTTCCTAGCCAACGCTCCCGGGTCTGTTACAAAATCCCATACATCGCCGACTACATCTTTCAGCTTGTTTCCAACATCTCCAGCAAATCCTTTGACGTTGTTCCATAGATTTCCGAAAAAGCCTGTACCTTTGGCGTATCTATATCTTGGTGCTTTGTTTCCAGTCATATAAGCTGTTTCTTCAGCTGTTAGAACGTGTGTGCCTTTTGGTGCATTCAACACTACATTTCGCCCTCGTGGGATAAATGCTTGTCCGTTAGGTGTTATTACCGCTTCAGCACCTCTACCGTCATTTACCATCATAGGCCCGCCCGGATGACCTCCGTTTGGTGTTCCTTTTGCGTATTGTGGTACTTCCCATTCTTCGAGTTTGTCAGCACCCAGTTTTTCTAGCACCCATGAAGCTCCATTGATGATCGCGTTAACTGGTTTCCCCACCGCTGTAAGTGCTGCGTTGAATATACTTTTGAACGCATCAACAAGGGCATCTTTACCACCAATAATGGCATCCTTCATCTTCGTCGGTAGTTCTGAAAACCAATTGAATACTGTATCAATACCGCTACGGAAGTTGTCTTTGATACCGTTCCACAGGTTACCGATTGCATCAGAAACATTGTTTTTCAATTCAATTGCTTTGTTGAAAATGTTTTTTACCCAGCCAACTACCTTATTCCAAGTGTCTCCAACGCCATTGCTGAAGAAGTTTTTCACGCTGTTCCACATGTTTTTGATGAAATCACCAAATGTGGTTTTCAGATTGCCAGCTTTGCTCAACAGATTCATTACCCAATTGACTAGCTTATCCCAAGTGTTGGAAATACCTTCAGTAAAGAAAGTTTTAGTGCTTTCCCATAGCCCTTTTATTGAGCCTGAAAAACCAGTCCACAAACCTTTTACTCCTTCTAAAATCCGTTTGAAGAATAGTATTTGAATCCAGTTCCATACTGCTTGGATAGAACCCCAAAACAATTGTTTTACTCCTTCCCACATCTTAGAAAAATCGCCTGTAAATAAACCAGTGAAGATTTTGATAGCACCTTGAATGACGTTCATAATTCCTTCGACTAAACCTATTATATTGTCAATGAACCCCATGACTAAATCCATAACGATTTTTACAACGGGCTGTATAAACGTAAAAAAGTTCTTGATTGCTTCAATAATCTGTTTGCCATTTTCATTCCAAAATGTGGTCATCGATTTTCCAATTTTAGAAAAAGCTCCGCCTATCTTTTCTATAATGGGCATTATATATGGCGACAAAGTATCGAAAATTCCTTTTGCAATTTGCCATGCAACTTCTATGCCGTTTTTAATGTTTGACATAGCACCATCAAAGTATGTTTTGATATTGTCGAAAACATCTTTTATCTTAGAAATTGTTTCTGGAGAAAATCCTAATTTAGCTAGAACATCTTCCATGTCTGCGTTACCTTTGAATACGTCAAACAATGTCTTAACCGCGTTCTTTATTTTTTCTATGGTATCTTGTGCGAAAGTAACCATTTCTGGTGGGAAAATTTTAGTTAGAATATCAAAGCCTTGCTTTGCTTGATCTCCATCTAACGTTCCAAACAGCGTCCCAAAAGCAAGTGTTGCTATGTCAGCCCCTTTTTTCAACATGTCAAATACAGGTTGAGCGACGTTTTTTATGCTTTCCATTGCTGGCTTGATTTTGGTTGTTAAGTCGTCAATTCCTTTGCCTATGTCACTGATCAAAGAAGTGATATTGCCTTTGCCGAAAGCATTAATTATTTCATTAATCATATTTACGGCGCTGGCTTGCAGATTTCCGACCGCCCCCTCAATCGTAGCTGTGGAACCTGCTGCCTTTTTAGCTACATCAGTCATACCTAATTGCATGAATGCTTCATTCAATTCTTCGGCAGAGATTTCTCCGTTTGCCATAGCCTCGCGGAAGTCTCCGTCAGTATAAGCGCCCATTTGTTTCAATGCTTGTTGAATTTTCCCTGAAGCGCCCGGAATGGCATCCGCAATCTGATTAAAGTTTTCAGTTGTTAATTTGCCAGCACCGACAGTTTGTGTCATTGCCATTGCTACCGATTTGAACGTATCTGCGTTACCACCTGAAACGGCATTGACATTACCGATTGCCTGCGTTAGACCATCAAAGTCTTTCACACCGTTGGCTGCCAACTGTGCGGTCGTATTCATTACGTCGCCTAGTTCATAAACCGTTTGGTCGGCGTAATCTTTCATCACTGTTTTAGATTCTTCAATTTTTGAATTATCTATACCAGCAAATTGCATTGTTTGAACAAACTTGTCCATTGAATCGGAAGCCTCTACTGCTTCATCTGTCAACCCCATGAAACTGTTAACAACACCGCTAACTGCTTGTGAAGCTAATCCAGCAACTGCACCAAACGAAAATGCGCTTTTTAGCGAGCCTAATTTGTCTTTTAGCCCATCCAGTTTCCTAGCTGACCTTGTGGACTTGTCGCCAAAATCTTCTATTTTTTTTCCTGATTGATCGCTGGAGCTTTTGAGTGCTTCTAATTGTCTACTGGATATTTGGCTTTGTCGTTCTAACTTTTCTAATGCCCTTTTTGCATCTATTGAATCTTCTTTTTTCATATGCTATGAAAAAAGGTTATGTAGAAAAAAATCCTATCGATGAAGTAGTTATTGATTATAAAAGAGAGTCAAAAACGATAAAAATTAAAGATAAATTTTTAGAAGATGATGAATATAATAGACTAGTAGATTTCACAACTTCACACAATAAAAGATATTCTCTCCTTTTCCAGTGGCTATATTTGACTGGGATGAGGCCTGGTGAAGCAATCGCATTAAGCAAAGACGATGTACACATTACCAATAATAATGCATCAGTAGTTATAAATGGGACGATGATGTATAGAGAACGTTCAATAGCTGATATGAAAAAATCTGATTCTACAAAAACTGCTGCTGGAATGCGAGAAATTGATTTACCAAAAAAAGCGATAGCTATTTACAATGAGCTTCTAGAATTAAATCCGAATGGTCAATTTCTATTTCAAACAACGAAAGGAACTCCTTTCCAACTAACAGCAATTAACACCTATTTGAGAAATCATAAAGCTGACATGAAGATTGATAAAAAACTTAGTTCACATATTTTTAGACATACCCATATTTCAAAATTAGCGGAACTAGGAACTCCTCTGTATGCCATTCAGGATCGCGTTGGTCACGAAAATAGTGATATCACTGAAAAAATTTATTTGCATGTGACAAAAGGAGTAAAAGAAAAATTGAAAGAAGATATAGAAAAACTGTAA